TCTGGCTATGTGGCCACAGGCAATGCGCTGACAAATTCGCTAGGCCAAGCTACAAACTGGTACACGCAGAATCAGTTGCTCAATGGCGGAACTTATAGCCCTATCACAGAGGGCGCCACTAACCAGACGTCCAATTTCAGCCAGTACGGCCCTGGCTACTCGCCTTGATTGAGGAATAAAAATGGCACTTGACCCTAACATCATCCTTCAGGCTAAGGGTGTTCAACTTGATAGCCCACTGGATACTTACGCCAAGGTGGCACAGGTTCAAACAGCGCGCAACCAAAATCGTATCGCTGATCTAGCTTTTGCCGACAAGGCTAGAGCATCAGCAGCAGATAGTTCTCTTGCAGGCCTTCTTGCTGGCGGTAGTAGTGGTGCCGATGTTGTAAAGGGATTGGCGAGTCAAGGGTATGGTTCCCAAGCATTGGCATACCAAAAAACCAATCAGGAGTCTCTTAAATCAGCAGCTGATATTAAGAAAACTGAAGTTGATACGCTTTCTAAGCAGCAAGAGCAGGCACAGCACCAGTTTGAGATTGCCGGTCAACTAGCCGGATCGTGGGCGACCAATCCAGGCATTAGCAAGCCATTGATTCAGGCTGGCATTAACGCTGCCGCGAATGCTGGAGTTCTGACGCCGCAAGTAGCTCAGGCGCAATTGGCTGAACTTGAAAAAGTTGGCGATGACCCTAGAAGTCTGAACGGTTGGGCGGCGACCAAACAGCAGCAAGTTATCTCTGCAAAAGATCAGATGGCAAACATGCTTGCACAGCAGAAAAATGCAGAAACGATTCGCTCAAATAAAGCTGGCGAGGCATTAACGGCATCCGGACAAGCTATCACCATGCGCGGCCAAAATATGGTTGACAGCCGTTCGCGGGATGCTACTGTCGTTGCAGCCGAAAACAAGAAGAACAAGGGCTTGCCACAATCCGCACTGAAAATGCAGCAAGAGGCGCTTGACGCAATTGCTACTGCAAGCGCAACTCAGGCCGACTTGAGCGCTATTGAGAAGCAGATCAAAGATAACAAGTTGGACTTCGGCATGGTGAGCAATGCGACCAATAGCGCGATTAATGCACTTGGCGTATCCACTGAATCAAGCCGAAACTTTGCCAGCTTCAAATCGACGCTTGAGAAGCTTCGTAATGATTCGCTGCGCCTTAACGCAGGCGTACAGACCGATGGCGATGCGCAGCGGGCATGGAACGAACTGTTCAACAACATCAATGACAAGGGCGTGGTTAAGCAGCGCTTGGCTGAAATCAAGCGGATCAACTCTAGGGCGGTCGATTTGAAGAAGTTGAATGTTGACCAGATCCGCACCAACTTCAATCAAGACCCTCTTGATACGAGCCGCTATGAGTTGCAGCCTGCCGCGCTGTCTGGTGGTGGAAAGGCTAAAGCTTTGCCTTCCGGCTGGTCTGTTAAGGAAAACTGATGCCATCCTTTGAATTTACATCGCCCGAAGGAAAGAAATACACCGTTAACGGGCCGGATGGCGCCACGAAGGAACAGGCGTTTTCCATGTTGCAGGAGCAACTTGGTCAAGGCTCGCCAGAGTCAACGCCTGCTACCGCGTCTTCGCAGCCTAAAATTACCACTGGCGAGAAGATCCTTAAGGGCGTACGTGATCCTATCGACGGTGGCGCACAACTGCTGACAAACATTCTGCCTCAAGGCCTTGTACGTGCTGGAAATCGCCTGAACAACTTCATTGCCGATCAAACTGGCCTTGTCGGACGACTGCCTGAAGGTGGTGTAGATCAACAAGTACGCGATGCAGAGCAAGCCTATCAGGCTAAGCGTGCGGCTTCAGGCGAGGAAGGATTCGACGGATACCGCACCATTGGCAATATCGTTAGCCCTGTCAACGTCGCCGCCGCTGCCAAGCTTCCGCAACTAGCTACTCTTGGTGCGCGCATTGGTCTTTCGGCTGGCGCTGGCGCTGCTACTGGCGCCCTTAATCCTGTAGGTACTGGTAACTTTGCCGAAGAGAAGGCTAAGCAAGCGGCTATCGGCGGCCTAGCTGGCGCTGCTGGCCCAGTCATTGGAAATGCTCTATCGCGCATCATCAGCCCCAACAACACGCGTAACGCCAACCTTCAATTGCTGCGCTCCGAAGGTGTGCGACCAACAGTTGGGCAGACTTTGGGCGGACGTTTGAATGCGCTTGAGGAAAAGGCTACTAGCATTCCAGTACTTGGCGATGCAATATCCAACGCCCGACTTCGCGCTGTTGAAGACTTCAACAATGCGGCCATCAATCGCGCCTCCGGCAAGGTTGGAGTAAAGGTTACAGGTACCGGCCAAGATGCAGTTCGCCAGGCGGGTGACGCCATCAGCGACGCATATAAGACTGCTATCAATAAGGTTCCGGTTCTTCAACTTGACAACCAATTCAATAATGAGCTTGCCCAGCTTACAAATTCGGCATCTGGCCTGACTTCCGAGCTTGGCAACAAATTCACACGGACGCTGAACGAAATCGTCATGCGTAAGGTTTCGCCCAATGGCGCTATCCCGGGCGATGCTTACAAGGCCATTGATAGCGAGCTTGGCGCCATAGTTTCTAACTACGGGAAGTCAGCACTTGCCAGCGAAAAGGAGTTTGCGGAGGCTGTATCAGGCTTGCAAGTTGCTCTTCGTGAGCAGATGTTGCGGGGAAACCCCGCTGTAGCTTCCGAGCTTCGTGCTGCTGATTCAGCATGGGCCAATCTTGTGCGAGTCGAAGCGGCAGCTAAGTCAGGTAAAAACGCAGAGGGTCTATTCACTCCAGCGCAATTGAACATGGCCGTGCAAACAGCGGATCGCAGCACAAGAAAGCGTGCTGTAGCACGTGGGGCGGCGCTTATGCAGGACTTGGGCAATGCTGGCCAGCAGGTTCTAGGCAACAAAGTGCCAAACAGCTTTACGACTGATCGAGCGCTGATTGCTGGCGCCGCTGCTGGTGCATTTAGCCCCGCTGCCGCCGCTTCGGTATTAGCAGGATCTGCTGCCTACTCAAAGCCAGGGCAAAAGCTGCTGAACGCTCTTGTAGGATCTCGCCCAGCATCAGCTCAAGCATTGGGCAACAGGTTAAAGCAGTTTGCACCGAATGCCGCGCCAGCTACTCAGGCAGAGCTTAATAGTCTTTTCCGCACCGTTCAGGAGCGAGAAAAAGAAGAAAACGATAATTAAAAGGATTCATCATGGCAGGTAGCCTACTTCCGGAACCAAAGCAGCAGTTTTTTAACGATATCGGGGAGCCGCTTTTCGGTGGGCAGATTTTTACCTACGCAGCTGGAACGCTTACACCAAAGGCTACTTATCAAGATGAAGCGCTGGCGACGCTTAACCAAAACCCTGTGCCTATCAATGCACGCGGGGAAGTTGTCATGTATGGCAATGGTAGCTATCGTGTAATCCTGAAGGATTCGTTCGGGAATACTATTTACGATAGAGACGATATAACCATTTCCGATCTTAGCGCGTCGAATGGATCTGAAATGATTGGCAATGGCGGCGAAACCGTTGCCCAGTCGTTTAATGCTTTGCAACTTGCAGACTATGGCGCTCTTCGTGCATATGTCGGCCCTCGAAAAAGTGTCTATGTGACTGGATATCTTACATCGGCTTCGCCATCTGGGATCGCGGGCATGTTTGTTCCTGATCCTAGCGATAGCACAAGCACAGATAATGGCGGAACTACGATTGTTTCATCTAATGGTATGCGATGGAAGCGTCAGTATGATGGCTTTGTCCAAGCAGAATGGTTTGGCGTAGTTCCAGGCGGGGTTGTGGATTGCCTCACGCCGTTGACAAATTTTTACGCATATGTTTGTAATCAAGAAAACTTTGGCGCCGGGTTTGGCGGGGAACTTCCAGCGGGGAAATTAAAAACAACCGACACTATCGTTGTAAATATTTTCAATGGGTCAATCGCGCCAAACATCAAAACGGCGGGGTCTGACCAGACGATCATTATCGGCGACATCGCCAACAAACCTCTGATGACCATCAAGGGCGGATCTGGTCGATTTGGGCAAGCACGATGGGGCGGCATTGGATTTGATCAAACAACTCTAGCAGTTGGCAAAGAAGGTGTTCGTGTTGACGGCGCGGGTGGCATCTTGTGGGAGGATTGCCAATTTAAAAATATGGATATTGGCGTCCGGTTCTATAATTTGAGCGCTGGGAATTTTACTGAGGGCATCGTTTTCGAACGTCCGCAGTTCGCTAATTCTGTAAATGCCTGGGCACGCTATTCTGTTGGCGCTGGGACAAATAGTTTCAGAAGCTCTGGCTTCAAAGATTTTATTGCAAACTGCAATACGAATACTGGCCGCATTGTTATCGATGACGGAGCCTATTGCTATCTTTGCCCTATGAGCGGGACTTTTTGGTCTGCTGGTCCTACAACAATTTTCTTTAATGCAAATACTACTCTTCCTGGAATGAATGCCACGTTCATCGGGAATATCACTACGGAGTCAGCGCAATTTTTGTTTGGTGGCGGCACAGGTAAAATTTATCTTGACGGCGATCTGCTGAATAACGGCCTCCCAACTGCGTATAATCCGCAAATACAACTCGGCACAGTATTTTTGTGCAAGAGTTCTGTCCAGGCGGCGAATGGTTCGTTTGTCGTTCAGCGCAAGCCATGGCGTGTTGCCTCTCCAATTGGATCGGCAGGTGCTCCAATTACTATCAATGCCGTTTCAAATGGCATTGACAACAATTCGAATCATATTATTTTCTATGTTAGCGTTACATCAGCTAACTACCAATATGATATTGAAATTCACGTTTTAAGAATTGTAGGTGTTAATACATTGATCGCAAAAAATGTCAACGATGGCATATTCAATTCTGCCGGTTATGGTGTTCCAGTTCTGACGGCAGTCTATCCGAATGTCATATTGACGAATGCATTGTGGCCGACCGCGACAGCGTATACTGTCACTACAGTTCAAGATAACGCACTGTACCAACAATAATTTTTAACCTAAAAGGAAACACCATGAAATCGATCTACATGGCAACAGGCGCAGGCGGCGGCAAGCAAAAACCCCGTGAGTCCGCGCAAAAACCGCCAGTCAAGCCGAAGAAATGAATACGTGGCGCTCTCGCTTAGCTACCGGCCTAGTCTTTTGGCTAGCCATGGCTTTGCATGAAAACTTAATGTCCAACGTCCAGAACACGGACGGCGGCATGTTGCTGTTTCATGGGAGCGCTGCCATTTTTGATCTGCTGTTGATTTACCTTGTCCCTGTATTTCTGTCTGGACAACTCGCAAGCGACATGGAGGCCTTATGCATTGCCTCTATAGCCGCTAATTTCGTGGGCTGGATAGCCTATGTGGCCTACGCCCCGCCAATCTACTACGATACATTCATGTGGGGATTGGCGTATGTGCAGTGGGCCAGGCTATTCATTATGGGCGGCAATGATGCTAATTATCACGGGCTGTATATGGTTCGTCGCAATTCTTAGCATCGCACGCAGCCGTATTAAGAAGAGAAAACTTCATGAGCGAACAAGAAAACGTAAAGGCCGCGCTTGAGACTGTGGCTAGTAGCCCGAAGGTGGCCACGATAATATCAGCCATTACGGGGGCGCTTGGGTCGATTTCGATCCTTAGCTTTACGCAGTCGTTTCTAGGCTTGCTGTCCCTTGGGATTAGCTGTGTGATTGGCTTGTATGTTATCAAGATCAACCACACGAAGAACAAGATTTACGAGCGCATGTTGCAAGACGGCGAATCCTTTAAGGAGTGAAAATGGAATTCATTGACGACTGGAAGAAGCAATTCCCCAAGCTGTGGAGTGTACGCTTTGCACTTGGATCGGCAGTAGCTGCCGCCTGTCAGGTTGCATTCGACCTGTACTCGACCGGTACGGCGCCGAAGTTCGCAATCGCTGCTGCCTTTGGCTCTCTCTGTGCAGCAGGCTCTCGCATCATCTTGCAACCTTCGGTAACTGGCAATGGTGGCGGCAATGATCAAGCCTGATGATGCCACGCTAAACAAAGAGCTACGCCGTGACGAGGGCGTGGAGCGCATGCCCTACATTGACACGGTTGGCGTCAAGACGGTTGGCGTAGGTCATAACATGAAGGCCAAGCCATTGCCGGCCGACTGGAAGTTTCCGCTCACTGATCCCCAGGTTGATCTGCTGCTATCGCAAGACTTGGCGGAAGTATTCGCAAGCCTGAATAAGCGCCTGCCGTGGTGGGCAGCGCTCACGCCTGGCCGACAGCGCTGCTTGGCAAACATGGCATTCAACCTTGGCATTGACGGTCTGATGACGTTCACCAACACGCTGCGTGCCGTGAAAGAAGGTCGTTATGCCGATGCGGCCGCAGGAATGCGGGCCAGCAAGTGGGCTAAGCAGGTAGGCAAGCGCTCAGAGCGCATGTGCAACCTGATGCTAGGCAAGGTGCCATGACAGCCTACGCAAAGGCCGCTGTGGGCCTCCTGATGCTTCTGCTGGGCTTTACTGCTGGCTGGTGGCTTGGCGCTGGCCGAATGGAAAGCAAGTGGAACGCAAGCAAAGCCGCTATTGCCCAGGCGCAGGACGCGGCCATCATCCAGCGCGTCACTGAGAACCAGGCGCTGATCGACAAGTACGCCGCCGACAACGCGGCCATCACGAAAGCCAAAAATGAAGAAATTGCTGCTGTGCGTTCCTCTCTTGCTGTCAGCCTGCGCCGTGGCGCCGGTATCTGTGCAGGATCTGCCCGCGCGCCCGAAGTCGCAGCCACCGGAAGCGGCAATGAAGCCAATCCCGCCAGCGGGGCATTTCGTGACGATGTGGCGCGAGATATTGGAGCGGCCCTGATGGAAATGGAAGAGGTGGCCGCTACTGCGCGCGCCTGCCAATCTTTCGTGCGTTCGACGCAATAAAAAAGCCGGCGAAGATGCCGGCTTTTCCTTATTCGCCGTCCGAAACAATCCAGTCTTCGGCCAGTGCATCGTCGCTGCCTGGTGTCCATGTACTTACGTTACCGTCTGCATTCTTGATAGCCAGATACGGCTTGTCAGGCCCGGTTACTCCTTCGCCATAGTGTTCTGCTGCTGCGCCGGTCTGTGCCGGATAGGAGTTTGCTGGCACAAAATGTACGGACAGACCTTTTCCACTCCAAGAGCTGCGCGCAATGTGCGAACCTTTTTTCAGTTCTTCGATTGCTTGACCGAAATTCATGTTTTTCCTTCTGCGCTCTCGCGCTTAGACTGCCAGGTTTTTGAGGATATCGCGCAGGCGACTGTTGATGCCGTCCAGTTGGTCGCGCTGGTTGCGGTGGCGGTGGCCGATTGGCGACAGCATTTCGTCGCTCGGAAGGTTGCCCCCAACGCTGCCCGACGCCGATGGCGGGACTGGCTTGCTGACCGGATGCAGCGCATCAACGAGTTGCGCAACCAGCCCCTGATTTTCTTGAATCGACCCATCGACTTGATTTGCCAAGTATTCCAACTCGGATAGTGGCTGAACGGGCTTCGCTTGCATGCCAGCGATTTGCGAAGTGCTTGGGATATTTGCTTGAATCATTTGAAACCTTTCTTGCGCTCTCGCGCTCTCCGGGCAGATCGGCGCCCGGTGGGCCGGTTAAACAAAAAAATGCACGCAAACCGGGATAGCAAAAACGCCTATCAATGAAGCTACTCCAAGCCCGATATTGATGCGTCGGTACTCAAAGTGAGCCACATCGTATGCTGACATTTTTTGTCTACCTTTCTTTCCCCCTTTGGCATAAAAAATCGCGCCAAGAAGTATAAAAAGCATAAAAACAAACCAAATAGCAGCGCCCATCATATTTCCTTTCAGTATCCCAATACGCAAGCGAGCGCCATCAGGCAAATCATAAATGCGGCAATGCGCCGGGCAATGGCGCTGCGGCGTGCTTGGGCTGCGTGGTATTCGGCGGTCACGGCAACTCCGGAAGCGGTTGCCAGTAGGTAAGGTTCCATTCCCAGTTGCGAAGCTCGCCGTCTTCATATTCTCCTTCCATATCAGCAGTCATCCACATTCCAGCCAGCCAACGTGCAACAGCGGGCGCAAATCCATCGGCAAGAACCAAGATAGAGGTTCCATCTTTCGGTGCAGTTTCAATTGGTTGCCACATTTCATTCTTCCTTTGCGCCAGCGGTAGCCAGCGCGGTGAGGGGTTAGCGTCCGAGGGACAAAAAGTGGGATACCTTGGCTTGGACTTCGCCCAAGAAGCCAAGAACTTGATTCTCAAGATCGTCAATGATCTTTTGATCGCGTTTCACACGAACAGTGAAAAGCTTCAAATGTTCGGCGCCATTTTGCATGCGAGGGTCAAAGCTGCAAAAGTCGATCCATTCCAGATCCAGAATCCACATTTGCCCAAATACTTGCGGCGCGTGATGTTCTGGCATGCCACCATCGGCCCATGTTTGCAGGTGGATCGCGCTGTTGAACGGGCATTTGATTTCTACGCCGCCAGTAGCCCCCACAAGGCCATCAGACGATGCTCCAATCCATTTGCATGTCTTATGCTTCACGAACCCGACTTCGCGTACCATGTTTCCAGTAACGGCTTCGTATTCAGCCCTGGCGTATGGCTCGGCATCAGTGCCCCACTGCATAGCAAAGCTGCTGGCGCTGTCCTTGGGTTCGCCAGTGATTCGCTCCACTACCAAGTCCATAAGGTAATCTTCACGGGCCTTGAGTGGCTTTCCATCGCGCTTACTGACAGCCAGGATATCGCAGAAGCGCGAGGCGGTAGCATGGCCAGCACGGTCTTTTAGCCATGCCGCGCCGCCCTGGTTAGATTGACGCTCAATCATTTTCGGTTCCTTGTCCGATGGTTTTGGAGTCAGCTTCTATGGCAATGGCCTTCAAGTTGTTGAGGTGCGAAGCCAGAGCTTTGCGCTCATCCTTGGTGATGCGGCCCCATGACTCTTCCAGCGCCGTAGAACCAGTTTCAGCAACGGCCAGCAAGTCAGCAAGCAGGCTTTTATGGCTATCGCTGAATTCGACCGTTTGCGCTTGCTGTGCAACGTCTGCTGCATTACGTGGTTTTGGCCGTGCTGTATATGCGGGCGACGGGTTGACTTCCACGATACGCTCAGCCTCGTCCAGATCGTAGATGCCGACATAGCCGAATGCCAGGCGCGCACACTGGATCAGTGCCTTATGGCGCAGCATGCGCTTAGGATGGCTCTGCCAAGGCTTGACGCCGCGCTTGCACTCGCTCAGGTACTCAGTAACGCGTACAGGGCGTGTGCGGTCTTTGCGATAGATGATGCATGTGCAGGACTCGTCATCCTGCTCAAAATCCATGCCATCAAATTGAGGATGCGAATTGATGATGCGTGACCAGCCGTCAACGCCGACAACAGGGACGATGCCGTTATTTTGGTCGGGGAATGCATAGATTTCTTTAGTCCACGGGTTCAATCCATATTGTTGCGCCACAATCAAGAGCGCCGACATTTGAGCGTCGCTCACTTGCCCCTTGAAAGCAGTTGCCTTCAATACGGAAGTCAGCTCGTCAGATTCAGGGATGCCGAATTGCTCGGCCAGTTGCGTTACTTGCTGTACTACGAGTGCGCTTGTCATTTGATAACTTTCCGCTGAGACTATGCCAGCATTAGGTAAGGTTGATTGCTTCTAAATTGATACTTCTACATCATGCTTCTACGGGTATATCCTAGGGCTTGAGCGGACTCAGACATAGCCAGAGTCCTTTACAACACTATCCTGTGGGAATCGCATTGACTCGTCAGCCTTTCGCTCAAACGGTGCTGACTTCGACGCCGTTATGTGTGGTGTTTCATGAGCTATGCCACCAGTTCCACTTTCACAAACTACCCTGTTGCCTGCCTTGCCGGTATGCTTGCTAGTCGATGAGTACAGACGAAAAAAAAGCCTTTGTTTTCTGCTCTCCCTGGGCCAACAGGTTGCGGTCATGCCGCTAGAGAAACAGAAAACAAAGGCTTATTACTTCGATGTTGGCCCATCGACAAAACAGATTCTACGCAGTTGTTTGCTATTCCGCAAGCTATTTGTTCGCCTTCTTCAACTCCATCCGCAGCCGGCGCCCAGCTTCTGCCGCCACCATGATCGGCGCAGGCGGCAAGTCCTGGGCTTCGCGCTCGGCTTCGACTTCAGCGAATATTTCGGCATACAGCGCGGCCTCTTCGTCTGCTGTCTCGCGTGCGCAGGCTTTGGCGAGAAAATCAGGCTCGATCACAATGACTCCTTCATCTTATTCAGCACAAGGCGAGCCAAGCGGCGATGCATAATGTCTGCTCGATCCATACCCAACCAGTGGAAGCCGGGATATGTCAAATGGCCATCTTCATAATCCGCTGACTCGGTTGGATACTTTGCCGCAATAATGTCACGCGCCATTGCATCAGCTGCCGCACGGATAGTAAAGAATGACTTTGACCGGCCACTTCCCCGCTTGATCGTGTAGACCACGCGGCTTGAAATCTGGACCAGTGCCATATCAATTCCCCTTAGCGCCAGAGAGGGCGGCGTCGATCTTGATAACTTCTTCGCCAGCCAGATTGTCAATGTTGTTTTTGCTTATGCCGTCCGTATTGGCCAGCAGAAGGCGAGCGCTTTCCAGTGCCTTTACCAGCGCAGCATCCGGGCCAGCGGCGGCGACAGGCTGCGGCGCGACGAAGTAAAGCTGCATGCCGTTGCGCAGATGCTCGGGCGGCGGTACGTACCACTTTATGCCATTGAGCGCGCTGCTGTCGGTAATAGCGATTGGCGAGGCCTTCTCTGCATATCCTGGCGCGCCATTGGCGGCTGCCGGCGCGGCGATAGGCGGGCAAAGCTTTTCGAGTTCAGCATGCAGCCGTTCAATGAAATCTTTGCCGATGACGAACATATCGTCGCGCAACTTCCCATCAATGAAGTGATTAGCCATGCCCGCGCGCTTTGCTGCTTCCTTGAGTGTTCGCAGTTCCTTGTTGCTCCCTTCTTTTGCTTCCTTCTTCGGCGCCATGGCA